GCGAAGCTACATGCGGGGTATGCGCCGCCTGACACATCCTTAGAGGTGTCGTCCATGCCAAACATCTTTGCGGCACTCAGATCGGCAACTGGAGTACCCAGGCAGGCAACGATGGTTTCCAGAGAAACTGGGGTTCCCACGGTCGCAATGTGTACCGGGCGGGGAATGTCTTGCTTGTAGTTGTTCGTGCCAGGCACCCGCAGGATGCGGGAGATGTCTGCCGTGACTGCCGGGTCGGCATGCAGTTTGTGTTCTTTGCACAGGAGTTTCAGCATCCTGGCATGGGAACTCCACACCGCAACAGGTACATCCTCAGTGAGAGGCCAGTACACATGCAGACCACCGCCTGAGTTGACGATGGTGGGGGCGGGAAGCCCAGTGTCTTTGATGAACTGCGATAGCGCCACAGCCGCATCAGTCTGGGCGTGGTACGGCTTGCCAGGACCGCAGTCGAGGTCGAGAAAGAACGAGCGCATGAACGCCGCGTTCTCTGCCTTGCGGCTGGAGTTGTCTTTGAACGAGGCCAGCGCGAAGTATGCGTCAGCGCCTGCGGTATCCAAACTGGATGCGGCCTGGTCAACTTCTGCTGTAGTTGTATAGAAGGATGGTGAGGCTATCTTTGATTTGATACCTACCACGCAATAGACGCCCTGTGTGGGCAGGATGGAGTCGAGGAAGACGGTCACGGTGCTACCTACTGGATGGGGTGAGCGCGGGTCCACCGCGCCGTTATTTTTCTTATCTGCGCAAGCTGAAGGCGGCGGGGCTTGGCCTTGCCGGTGAACCAGTTGTAAACGGACGCCCGTGTTACGTCCAGCCGGGAGGCGATAGCGGCAATGGGGATACCACGCCGTATGCACTCCTCAGCAAACTGTCTCACCAGCGGGTCAAGCCCCGCTTCCTCAATCGCGCTAAGAAAGAGGGTGGAGTACCCTCTTGCCTTCTTAGTCGTCACCGTCGTCGGCCCACTGGTCGAGAATGGCGCTTACATCTTTAGCCGCCGCAGTAGGTGCGGCCTCAGCCTTCTTGGGGCGCTTGGTCGGTTCCGGGGTAGCGGGTGCTTCCACTGCCGCAACGGGGGCTTCCTTGAACGCCTGGGGCAGTGCCGGGGGCGTACCCGTCTCAGCCTTAGATGGCACCATCTTGAAGTCGATGGCGTTCTTGGCATCCTCGGTCACGCTCTGTGCCTTGGCCAGTGCCCACTCCTCCTGAGACAGGGGACGGATAGCACGGAACTTCATGACGGGCACAGCCTCGCTGGTGTCGAAACGCGCCTCGGTCACGATGCCGGTGATGGGGATACCATGACCTGCCAGGAACTTACCAAACGCTTGCAGGGGCATCTTCTCGCCTTCAGCCTTACCGAAGTAAGACTTAGCCGGGACAGACAGGCGGTAGATGTTGCCACCGATGTCATGCTCCAGGGCCACAGCCAGACGCTTGCTATAACGGCAGGCGCGCGCTTTGCCTTCGCCAGAGCCCTCAATGTTCTGGGGGCAGGTAGCGCATGCAGAGCTTTGCGGGTTGACCACTTCGGCTTCGGGCTTAACGCCTTCAGCAGACCAGCAGGCAGGCTTGATGTCTTTGCCTTCTTCGTACTTCTCAGCGTAGTAGGTGCGGGAGACACCCTTACCACTTGCCACGATAACGAAGTTCATTGCGCGGTCTTCATTCTTCGCAACCTCTTCGCCGCCTACAACCATACGCCACACACCACCCTTGATGGAGATTTGCTTGCCGCCGGAACTGCCTGCAATGTCTTTGGTGGTCGCGTCAGGTTGAGCGCGGAGATAGTCGGGAATAACGGAACCGGATTGAAAAAGTGCAATGTTACTCATGATGATTTCCTTGGTTGATTAACGGGCGCGGGTCACAGTAATTGCGTACCGTGAGTCCACATTCATACCCTCTGGCATCTTGTCAGGATTAGAGGCTAAGAACTCTTTGAATGCCGTCTGCGCTACTCGACGTTCGAGCAGTTCAGGTGCGTCATTGTCTTTGATGAACTGGTACATCTTATCCCAGTCGGAAGTCCAGTAACGGGTCTTGACCGAGCGCCGGAATGAGCCGTGCTGTGTCTTGCCGCCGTCCTGTCCAGTAGATTTGCAAAGCTCCAGCAACTCAGCTTCGATCAGACCCAACTGTTCTTCAAGTTGTGCGACCTCATTCTCTAGTTGCTTTTCCTTTGCGGCTTTGGCGTCACGGATCTTGATGTAGACCCTGACGAGTTTGTCTGCGTCTGCCATGTTGGGGGCTCCTCAGTATATGTTGGCCATCTTTGAGCCAATCTTTTTTGTGATTGCTGAAATGAATATTTCGTCATTGAAAAGGTTTGCCCGCAGTGCGTTATGCAGTGAATAGGCATCTAAGGTAACTGGAAGGGTCCCCGGCTCAAACTCGTTGCCCACAGCCGCCATATAAATCTGCTCGCGGATGCGGCGGGTGATCTTCTCTTCCAACTCCAGCATCATTGCTACGTTCGCTTCTTCTGATGTCATAACTAACTCCTGTTTGATTTACGTTGAACTAGGTGTGGGCAGTGAGGTTCGCATGAAGCAGCGTCACTTTGAGAGAAGGTCTACCTGGCACGGCGCTAACCCGTACCCCTCACTGCCCACGAAACAAATTATACAGTGTCAAATTTTAACGTCAAGCGATTTCTTGTTTGTACAGTTCGACTAGGCTTAGGTGCATGTCCACTTTGTTTTGAAGCAGGCCGTACATTCTGCGCTCAACCGGACTGCCCTGCAAGTGGGTGATAGTGACATTGTGCCTCTGCCCCGCGCGGTGCGCCCGGGAGTTAGCCTGGATGTAAAGTTCTGTGGATGCTATTGGCCCCCACCAGACCACCTGGTCTGCGCGGGTTAGGGTAATCCCGTGGGCGGTTGCTTGTGGAACCAAAAGTAGTATTCGCGGGTCGTCCTCAGTCTGGAACTGTTTGATGATCTCGCCGCGCTTGCCAGCCGCCACATCGCCATGGATTGCATCGACTGTGTACCCGTCCTTGAGCAGGGCCTCCTGCAACATCAGGAGCGAGTGACGGAACGGCATGAACACCAGCACCTTCTGGTCAGTCCCATCGATCACTTCTTTGAGCGCCGCATAGCGACTGCTGATGTCGAACTCCACTACGTCCCGGTCGTCCGTGTAGACAGCGCCCTGAGAGATTTGCAGTAGCTTGTTGAGCATGGCCGCCGCGTTGGTCGCAGTGATCTCAGCCCCTGCCGCAATGGTCATCATCTGCTTGCGGATAGCGCCGTAGTACTTCTCCTGTTGCGCGGTAAGCGGCACCTCCCGGGCGGCAAACAGCAGGTCGGGCAAGTCCAGGCACTCAGCCTTGGTAAAGCGTATCGCTGGCTGTAAGACCTTATGCACAGTGTCCTGGGCATCCCGCTTGGGCGCCCACTTGTACTGGGTCAGCTTGGTCATGACCTTATCCCGGAAGGCACCGAAGAAGCGGGGCACCGAGTCGGGGTTGACGATCTTAGCCAGCCCATAGGCGTCCAGGGGTGACTGCGAGGCGGGGGTACCCGTCATGAGCCACAGCCGGGTGTTAGGCTTGACCAGGGTAGCCAGGGCTTTCCAGCGCTCTGTCTGTACGCTCTTGATTGCGTTGGCCTCATCGACAATAATGAGATCGAAGCCCCCTGCTTGCAGTTCGGGAGTAACTACCTTTACGCCGTCAAAATTGATGATGATGAATTCGTAGTTGCCCTTGACGATCTCCTGCCGCCGAGTGCGTGACCCCTGGGCAATAGCCACAGTGCGGTGCATCACAGTACGGAACAGGTCAGAGCGCCATGCAGTCTCCATGATGGACACCGGTCACACAATCAGCACACGCTTAACGCGCCCCTGCCGCATGAGGTAGTCAGCCGCCCATGCCGCCGCACTGGTCTTGCCGGTGCCAGCCTCGTTGAACACGAAGCACCTTGGGTGCAGAGTCAGGAACTCAGCGGTCGTGCGCTGATGCTCAAACGGGGTGTAGACCCCAGGCCAATCGTATCGTCCCAGGATGGGACTAGGCACATCTTTGATACCCAGGTTGCGCAGGAGTTGCACCTCATCAAACCCCCAGTTCACGAGCACTTGGTCATCTAAGACCTTGCTCTTGGGGATGAGTGCAGTGATCTGCGCCGGGTTAGGCGCGCTGAATAAAAGCGCTTTGTCTTGAATGATTTGCATGATGAATAGAAGTTGAACGAACGAAAAAAGCTGGGTAGTAGAAACTACCCAGCAACCCAACAAACAGGAGAACCTGGCAACTACTCCAGGCCCACCCATATTACTTTATTTCTTGCGCTCCCGCTTAGAGATTTGCGACTTCATGCCGTTGTCTTTTTGCCGCGCGAAGCTACGATTAGCGTTATCCGTAGTAGCCCGTAGGTTCGACAGTCTCAGGGCGTCCCCGCCCTTGGACAATGCTTTCCTATGATCTACATCCATGTCGGACGGCAGGTCGCCTTTGGCCTTCTCGTAGGCACGGCGCGCTTGGTTTCGCAGTGAGCGCTTCTTGATCTGCTCAGGGGTGCCCTGATACAGGGCGTATTCGCGTTTGTAGTCGCGAGGTTTGGTTGCCATGATGACTCCTAGCGGTAGTGGTCACAGGTAGTTACAGGACAGAACTTACAGAGAGGCCCAGAGCGTGGGTTCCATACGTTCAGGTTCAGTGCGTTCTCAATAGCCCCAGCGCGGCCTGCCCAGCGAGAGTAGATGTCTGCCAAATGGTCGCGCGTGAACTCTGCACGAATGATGTCACCTGCCACGACAAATAGCAAGACACCCTTGACGGTATCGACCTCAGGGTAGTGGGACATAATCATTGCGGCCATGAGTTCAAGCTGGCCCTTGTCGGCAAAGCGGCTTGACTTGCCGGTCTTGTAATCGGCTACCCGCGCAACCCGCTTGAGGCCGTTGATTGCCATGAAGTCCGGGACGCCCCGGAACCATACGTCTTTATCAAAAAATCCACACGGGCTAAAGTCAGATCGGATACCCATTTTTTCCTCACACCGGACATCGCCTTCAATGGCGGCAAGAGGTTCGATGTATCGCTGGAATTGAGCGAACTGTGCGGGGAGTGGGGTGCGGTCTTTGATGTAGTTTTCAAATGCTTTATGGACTGCTGTTCCATACAGTGTTGCCTCTGTGTCTGCTTGTTTGAACTTTTTTAGGATACGAACTTCGTTGTACTGGCGGGGGCAGTTTTCAAATTGCTTGATGGACGAGTACGAGTGCGCGAGTGACATGGTAGAAGCCATCTAAGCCTTAGATGGTGGGTTGGTTTGAGTCCTTATAGTGTACTGTGTATTTGCCCAGCCTGGCGTACAGGACGAGGTACCAGTACAACTCGGTGCCGCTAACGCCGAACCCTTCGGCTAGGTCGGGAACCTTTGCCCCCGCCTTCCACATGACGTAGGCCGCATCCAGTTCCTCCCGCGTCATGGAAAGCTCAAGAGTTTTCTCCCAAGGTTTCTCGGCTTTAACAGTCCCCATAACTCGGCCCCATGCCAGACTCACATGCCAATGGCAGGTCGGGTGCCCACTTGGGACGCCACGACATGCACTCCTCAACGTAACGCTGAGCCTCATGGGCTTCGCCCTCAGGGGCGATACATGCGATAGCGTCATGCACAGTTAGCACCACCGGGTACCGCTTATGCACCTTTAGCATCTGCTCCCCGATGACACACCGGGCAATAGCCTGGCAGATGTTCTCCGTCACCAGGCCGCCGTAGACCTTGGTGGGTAGCCCCTTGGCGGTGTAGACCCAGCCCTGCCGCGCATCCCCCACAGTGCGCTCCTCAAGCACCCGGCGTAGTTCAGGGTACTGGATATGCAAACCACTTGGTAGGGTAATCCCTATGGCGTCCGTCTTGCACAGGCCCGGAATGTCGATCGTCATCTGGTTGCCGTAGTGCAGGGCGTCAAGCGCCTTGTTAGCCCGATCCCACAACTCCGGGATGCGGTTGTACGTTTGGCGGTACGCCATGATGATGGACTTGGCTTCCTCCTCGGATACCTCCACCCCGGCTTGTAGCTTCAGGAAGGCTCGTAGCTTGACATGCCCTACCCCATAGCCTGCGCCCAGAATGACTACCTTGCCAACCTGTCGCTGAGTCTTGTCTACCTGGTCTGACGGAACGCCGTAGATGCGGCTTGCCATGATCTTATAGACATCCTGCTTGTCCTCAAAGGCTTGCACCAGGTCGTACTGCCCAGCCAGCCACGCCAGGGTTCGCGCCTCGATCTGCGAGGAGTCGCAGTCAATGACCATGTACCCCTCGGGTGCCTTGATAGCCTTCTTTAGCCTGCCGCCGTAGATGCCACGAGCCGGGATGTTCTGCAAGTTGACCTTATCCTGGCCTGACCAACGCCCGGAGTGAGCGCCGTAGTACCGCAGGGGTACCGGGAAGTCGCCACGGGATGACATCTCAATGAAGCGCCAGGTACGGGTTTCCTCTAGGGTAGTTTTGTGCCCCAGGCGCGCGGCCACAATCGCCTGTACCTGCTCGTCCGGGTGCTCAGCCAGGGTCTTCATGGCTTCGTCCGTCTTGGCAAAGGCATAGGTCATCTTGCCTGTGGTGGGGCTCAGCTTCATGGGGGGATCGACCCCCAACGTGCGAAGCATGTCAGCAAATTTCTCGTTGGACATGAGCAGTTTCTTTATGCCGTCCGTACCTTCTGAAAAGATCATGTGGACAAAGTCAGGGTTGGCCCCCTCCAGCATCTTGTCCCGCATAGTTTCAAGCAGGGTTTCCTTGCGGGAGCGCACATCGTCCAGGTGGTCAGACAACAGGTCTGCATCCAACACCAAGCGCGGCTCGATAAAGAGGCGCAGGGTGAGGTCTAGCAGTTTCAGTTCCTTCAGCGGGAACCCAAGCGCCATGTACTTCTGGAATAGCGTGTAGGTCAAGTCCACATCGTTGATGCAGTACTCGCCGTACTCAGCCAACTCTACCGGGTGAAAGTCTTTGTATCGCTTACCCAGGGCACGGATAACTGCATCGCCCTTCTGCCCAATACCTGCGCGCTCAGCCTGGGATGCCAAGCTGTGTGATTTCTCATGCGGGTACAGGGCGCGTGACATACCCATGATGTCCGTCCAGGCCATTGGGTTGATGCCATAGCGCCATGCCATGATCGCCCCATCGAACGCAGTGTTCTGCGCCACGACCATCTTGTCAGACCAGTCGATTGCTTTCAGCGCCGCCTCTACCTCAGGATGCGGGTACCACACAGCAGGCTCGTCACCATTCTTGATAGCCACGCCGATCGTCTCGTACTGATACGACCGAACGTATTCTTCTGTGGTGATTTTGCTGAGACTGTAGTCGGCAGAGTAGTACGTCTCGAAGTCAACAGTGATTATGTTCATTTAATTCCAATACCCGCCTGCATTAGTTTGGCTCTTAGTTCTTCACCATGGCTCACGAGCGCGCCTTCCGCTTTCACGATTGCCTTGCCATACCCTGCGCCTAGCACCGCTGTCTTAGCCGTGACTCTTACCTGGGGTTTTGTCTCAGGGTCAAACACCTGCGAGATCACACTGGCAGTGAACGCTTGTCGCATCATCTTACGATAGGCTACCAACAACGCTACCTTTTCATCAGAAGTCAGGTGAATGAACGGATCGCGCCCGTCCTCAATCCCACGCACAATGCCGTCTAATGCGGCAGTAATATGGGCAAAGCGGGGAGAAGGTGAATCGTATTCGAAGTCAGGGGTAGGGGGCCTCAGGAAGTCCTCGGGGTTAGACTCCATGCGCTCGATGAGGATTTGCACCCCCTCAAGTAATTCCGTGGGTGTCGAAGTCTCGGTAGTTTGAGTGGGCGTTGTCGATGTCATGGAGGCACTCCGCAAGATAGGTTAAGTTGTCTTCGTTGATGACCAATGCCAGCCCGCCTGTGCGTTCAATCTGCCGCAAGGCATGAATTTGCAGGGCTGTTGGTTTATTCTTTCCCGCCTTCACCTCAATGCCAACAAAGCGGCCTTCGATACAGGCAAGGATGTCAGGGGTACCAGCCTTTGCGTACTGGCCCCCGATGTAGTTAACCGCATAGGCTTCTGCCGCCTTGAGGATGCGGTGTACCTTGTCTTTGACTTTACTTTCCGGCGTTGCCACGTTCCAGATGCTCCGTCAGTCGCTCAAGGTAGTGCCGTGCTTTGTAGACATCTTTGAGGCCGTCCTTATCTTTGTACCGGGCAATGTACTTGATGACGTTGCCGCGCAGGTAGCCTTCGAATTCCTCTGGGGTCATCCATGATTCCATGGCAGTCCAGGGTTGAATAGTCTTTGACCTGTAATGGTCGCCGCCTACCTGGTGGTCACTTGCCAGGGCTTTGTCTGCCCGTGCTTGCAGTTGTTGTGCAAGGTCTTCCATCGCTTCTCTCTCTTCCTCTGTGAAGTCTGGGTACACCAGAAGGGTTGCTTTGTTCATATCGGGGACTCCTCTACGTCATCCAAAGGGTCGGTTTGTCTTTGTGCTTTTGGGAACAGGCTCGGGTCGAGCCGGGTAAACGGCCACCATGCCTCTAGCTGTTGCTGAGTTAGCCTTTGCGTCTTCTTTCCTTCGCTCAACGATGTCGCGGAGGTAGGCGTGGAGCCATCGGCCCCCGCCAAGTTTTTTGTAGACTTCATATTCTTCCTTAGTCACCCGCAACCCAATGACTGGGCCGCCGGTGATTTCAGACTTTGCTCTAGGCATAGAACCTCACGCACCAAAAAGGGCGTTGAGTTTATCCCGTAAAGCGCGCGCTTGCCCGATGGTCAGCGACTCAACATCAATATCGTTGATGTCGAGCACCCGGGCGGGAGCAGGGAACGGCTTAAACACCGGCTCAGGCATAACAACAGGATCTACCTGCTGTGCCTCTACCACTTCTGGAATGGTGTGCTCCACTTGCTTCGCGCGTTTGGTGTACTTACGCTTAGCTTTTTTGGACAGCCGCTTACCGCGCCCTAAGCCCAGTTGCTCAGACGGAGACATGTACGACTCTACGCACACCTCGAACGTGCCGTTGAATTGCCGTGTACCCTTGCCGCCTACCTTGCGGATCAGATGCCGCTTGAGCAGGCTCGACAGGACCGATGACACAGATGCCCGGTTAATACTTGGCATAGCCAGTTCCAGTTCAGTTGCGGTCTTGCCAGGATTTGCCTTGACGTATTCAAACAAAGTAACAATGTGGCTGTTGGCAGGGGTAGGGGTAGGGTTGGTAGTTGTGGCCATTTTGATTTCCGGTTGTGGTTGGGTGGGTTGCTCCCAAGCGTTGATTACTTTTTCCAGTTCTGATTTGAGGTCTGGCATGTCACTCTCCGTAGTGTTCAAGCTGATCTTCGAGGCATTGCACCTCATCTTGCAGGTCTTTGATTTCCCGCAACCGCATCTCTAGCCTTTCGGCTAGGGAGTAAACGAGATCGCCCCCCAGATGTTCTGTGTGGACGAGCCGCAGTAGTTCGGTGTCTGTCAGAAAGTCGTAGTTCATATCTCTACATATTCCTTCAGGTTGTATTCTTTATCGGTTCTAAACCACAGTATGAAGTCAGGCGGTGGGTTCTCCGCCCGGCTTACTGCACCCGCTACCAGTGCCACATCAACGATGTTGGTTAGCCATGCAGGGCGGTCGTCTAGGCCCCCATGCGATGAACGCCTGGCGTCTTGTGCGCTAAGTGCGCCATAGAACCCTTGTAGTCTGTACTCGTCATCGGTCTGCTCGTACCGAAACTCGTATCCGTCTTTCACCATGTTGCGCTCCTCCTCGAAGCCTAATGCCATCTGGTGCATGGCGTCTCGAATCTTAAACAGGCTGGTCGGCTGTGCTGTCTGCATCTTCAATCCCCCAGTCAAACGCCGCCAAAATCTCGTCAACCTTGCGCTTGGTATCCAAGCGGGTGCCGTCCTCCTCCCGCAATTCTTTGGGAGTTACCCCAGACAATACCTCCTCTAGCTTACGCCGAGCTTTCTCCAGTGACGGGTCTTTCAACACGTTCATGTGGGTCAGAAGTTCACACATCTCCAGGGCGCCGGTCACGATGGTGTCGTGGAAGATACGCTTCTTGCCGTCCTCCTCAATCACCAGGCGGTCACTGAGGCGCTTCAGGGAGTTGTACAGACGAGTCCAGGAGTCTTGGGTAGCGGCAGTCACCTGCGCCACAGCGCGCTTCTCGTACTGGTCGATCAGGTCACGTTGCACCTCGGCCTCGATGTCCAGACGGAAGTCACCCGAGGTAGGCAGGGGGCAGAACGATATGTGCATGCGGAACTTGTTAGCCACTTGGTTGCGTGACGGGTACTCGTTGCGGTCGAACAAAGTGCCCAACTGGAACGCCGCCGATGCAACTAGGGTGTCGTACTTGTCCAGAAACTTATCGACCAGTAGGTCGAACTCAGCCTCCAGGCGGTTCATGGTCTGCTTGTAGTCCTGCAACAGGCTAGTGGGCAAAAGCCTTGCGCCGTAGTCATTCCATGGTTGCGTCATGCGGTAGTGCTCAGCACGAACCCGCGCCTGGAACTTGTTGATGTCGTCCAGTTCCTTGCACTCTGCGAACAGAGACTTGTACACCGAGGCGGCGCGTTTGGACGCCGCACCTTTAGACTGAGTGACCTCAGCCTGTGTGCGCTTGTCTTGCTTACGTCCCGAATAGATCGAGATCTCCAGGTCAACGAGCAATGCGGCTCGTGCGATTCCAGCTACTGTACTCATGATTTAACTCCTTATGGTTGATGATGGTTTGTTTGACTTGCGATAGAAATTGATTAGGAAATCCACAAGCTGAGCGTAGCTGTACTCCACGCCGTGCTCCTCTTGCAGTTGCTTCTTTATGGCTTCGATGTTGCCGCTGATACCCAGCGTGATGCGTTTTATTTTCATGCGTTTTTCCTCACTTAAACGGTTTTCCTGTTATCCAACAAACTAAGCTATACCGGGTGCCCTTGGTCACCGGCTTGACTTCATGCAACACGTAGCTTGGAAATATGACCAGCTTGCCTTGGTGCATTGGCGGTTCGGTGGGTTTGTTACCCTCGTACAAGGACAAGTTGCCGCCCTCAAAGTCTGCGCTGTCG